TAACAAAAGGGAAGGCTGTGTGTTGCTATGTGTCTATGTGTGGCGCTGTGTGTCCTGTGTGTGTATTGCTTGACTGTTGCTTGACCGTTGCTTGACTGCTGTGTGTCCTCTGTGTGTGTGTCCTGAGTGTGTGTCCGATGTGTGTCCTCTGTGTGTTCAATAGATGGAAACGCAAAAGCGCGTCATTTGCCACAAACGGACAAACGAACACAGACACATGTAACACACTCAGAAACACCTCATTGATCACACAAAGGCATTATATATCCGTTGTGTAGCTAGGAAAATAAAGGCATGCCCCCCTTGTGCTGACAAAACGCAGACAAATCACACAATATCAGGGGCCATGGGGGTCAGCTCAAAATCGACGATATAACGTATACCCTGTCACATTTTTATAAAAAAACAACAGGTCGTGCTAACGAGCACTCAGGGAACAGTCAGGAATCCCCTAGTAGAGACACGCTGAGAGGCCCTACAAGGCGTTCTAAAGTTCTACGAGGGTATCCATATACGAAAAGACCCCCAGAGGCACACAGGGCTCTCTGGAGGTCAACACACACACACGTGTTACACACAAAAGTTATTCGTAGTCATCGTAGTCATCCTCGTCGTCATCAGTAACCCACTCAAAGGAATCTTCGGTGTCTTGAAAGGTGTTCATGACGGCTTGGTGGTACTTACTGGCTTCTTGGAGGAGCCCTGTAGTGGCAAACGGGTCGCTATTAACAAACTCAAAGGAATACTGAGCATCTTCAGACTGGGCTACTATAATGTAGTTCCTGTAGTGCTCTCCTAGGAGTGCTTGAGCTTGTTCTAAAGGGTTCATTGTCTGGATTTCGGAGGCCATGGTAGTTACTCTTCGTGTAGATCAACGAGATCAGGGAGTACCTCTTTGGGATTCTTATGATAAGTAGAGGCAGTCATTGTAGTACCAACTTTGGCAAGTTCACGGCGTTGTTCACGAGTGAGCTTTCTAAGTTTTGAAGGTGGAGACCAATCGATGTCATCGTAGTTCTTACGCTGCTTGGCTGGGTTGTGACCCTTTCGGGGCTGATGACCTTTTCCCATGATTACATATAAAGGTTATTGAGCTTCTCAATCATGATCAGGATAGCCTCACGGTGGTCTTTTAGGACAGCTTCTTGATGCACGATGACTTCTGCGAGGGTCTCTAGGTTTTCCTCGGAAGTCTTGAGGGAATTATTGAGGAACACTAGGGCTCCTGAGGTTACTAGGATGTAGAGTATTAATATTGTGTGCTTCATATAGGTAATACTGGTTGGTAGTTACCACCTGTCAAACACTTTTACCTATTTTAAAGGAAACTCTTATCTCAACATAAGGAAAACTTTAAGGGAGGACTTATTACCAGCCAACTTACAAACACTCTTTTTCAAAGGTTCACTAAGTGTTTCCTAGTAGGGACTATTTTAAGGCTTGTTTCCACACCCTGTCAAGGGTAAATATCTCTAATTGTTAATTAATTTGAGAACACCTCCCTTATTCATCTTGATCGTAACCGTCGATTATACCACCTCTCCTAGTTATCTTGTTGACTATCAGGTAGTTAGAAATCTATCACGAGCCTTCAATCTTTTGTTCCCAAATAAGGTATTGTTCCTAGTTGACAACTACCTCTCTGGTAACAGGATAAGGGGTATGCACACACAATTCACATTAGATCTTGTTACTAAACTACCGTTTTCTGAGGTTCCTCGTAGTATGTGTAGAGGGGAGCCCTGTTTAGACCAGAAGGCACTCCAAGTGTCTGGTGTTAATTTTAGTTTTCGAGATAAACACCCATACTACGAGGGTCTTGTGTTTAAGAGTATGAATAGAGGTAGACAGAAATGGCAACCAATAGAAGCTAACGAAAGGTTTATTAAAAAGAATTTAAAAACAGCTAAAGAGCGTTACAATAATAATGAAGAGTGGAGGAAACAGAAAAACCAAGCCAATAGGGATCACTATCATACCGTTGAAGGTAAGGCTCAAACAGCTGCTAGGGTTGCTAAACGTAGAAAGACCCTCAATAACAACATCAAGCTTACACAGAATCTCCTAGATGCCCTTAGAGACGTCTATCACACCAGAGATGCCCTGACCCTTGCTGCTCGCTCCGCAGGCTCCTCAGAGTTCTTTCACGTCGATCATATCATGCCTCTGCAACATAAAGAATTATGTGGGCTACACGCTCCGTGGAATTTACAGATCCTTGAAGCATCCGAGAACCTCAGTAAGTCTAATAAGGTGTTACCAAGTTAAGCTGGCAGCTCCCCCTTTGTTCTTAAAGTAGGCGTCAGTAAACTTCTGTAGCTCCTGATCGAGCAACTCCACCTTACGCTCAGTCATCTTAACCTCTGCATCCTGCGCCATCTGCTCCGTCCAGTAAGCGACAGCGATAGATAAAGCATCCAAGCGGTCATCGTGGGTAATCGCTCCTCTATCGCGTGTGAGCCTCGACATTTGGTAAAAGAGGCTGTACTTCAACTGCGATTCATGAGGATACTTTTGAATAGTTTGGAAGTCATCCTTAACAACATCAGGATCCACCACTAGCCTGTGGCCAGCCATGACGGGCTCTAGGGTATCGATGATACGTTTCTCCTTCTGGGTGCTGTGGCGCACCTCTTCGATACTCACAGGATAGATACGAGTGAGTACAGGCTTGATCAGCTCATTAAACATGCCGTCACCAAAGTTGGTTTCTGTGACGATGTAATTGACCTTGTGTTCCTTAGCGAGCTCAGCGAGTTGCACAAGAGTATCCTCAGAGTAACCACCCGAAAGACCACCAGCCGCAGGCACATAGAGTGTACCGTTGAGCATCTTACAAACCGCATAACCAGTCTCATCTCGCCCTCGACCAGCAGGGTCAATTGCAAGGACACTACCAGTGTACGGAACCATATCTCCGAGTGTTTTAAACGGACGGTAATAGCGCTCACCTGCGAACGCCACATTGGGAACACTAGAGTCCCACTCACGGTCAGGATCACGAGCCCACACGTACCGCTCAGGGGCTACCTCGTTATCGATACTTGTTACTATCAGATCGGAAATCTTCAATGGAAACTTCTCGACGTCCGATAGCTTACTATCGAGCATAAACTGCATCGTATATCCAGCAGACCCATAACTGATCTTTCGTTCTGCTAGGTCTACATCAGAGAACCGCAAGGGCTCTGTAGATCTGTTCTCTTGCTCGGCGTCCACACAGATGCCCGCTACGTTGCCGTCATAGATCTTCTCGTTGTGACTCTGAGTGATGTGCGTAGCTGGCCAAATCTGGCTCTTGTAGCCACGCTCTTGGAGCTTTGTATAGATACTGTCGAACGTCTGAGGTGTTCCTAGGAAGAGAACCTTAGATGTATCGTCGGGCTTGAGAATAGCATCAAACTCTTTTACCTGTTCGCTAAGCTTCTCCCGCATCAACATCGTAGCGCTGTTATTAGCAACCTCGATGTCATCCGCAATGATAATATCCGCACGTGACCCTGTAAGCTGCGAGGATATACCGAGAGACTTCACTGAGGGCGCATGAGAGGCAGGAGCAGGGCCAACATCAAAGGAGATCTTAGACTGCCGCTGGTTGTCCTTGGGACGCAAGTGGTGAAGTATCGCCATCTCGTTAATAAGACGAAGCGTGAAGGTACTGAAGTCATCCGAGCGTGTCTTACTAGCAGACACCACAAGGATGTTCAGTGAGGGATCTAGGAGTAACTGGTGAACCACATAAGCGGAACAGATCCAGCTCTTCCCACAGCCTCGGAACGCCTGAACGATAGCCCGCTTGTCTCCATGCTGCATATAGTCAGCAATGTCATATTGTAAGGGCGTAGGATCAGGCAGATTAAGTTGCTTCCAACATAAATACAGGAAGTTCTTAAAGTCCTTGAGTTGTGGGGGTATCTCCATATGTTACTTGTTATTGCCTCGGTTAGTCTTCTTCGACTGTATCCGTAGGTTGCTCGACGAGTTGTTCTTAGGATTACGATCCTTGTGGTCTACGTCCATATTCTTTAGCTTAGCTTTGCCGTGTTTCTTGACCATCAGACGCCTTGCAGCTTTCCGCGAGTCATTCCTGCGACGTTGCTCAGGCTTCTTGTGGTAGTTCTCGTATTCTTTCTTGTAATCTCTAGACATAATATTAAGGGGCATCTGTGACGATATTTGCAGCCGTCATGTTATACATAACAAAGTGAGCACTTCCCACATTGTCTTGAATTGTTGAATAGGTATCTCCGTCACCCATACGCCACCAGTGAGTAGGCGATGTGGCTAACTGAGAGAGGTCGTGGGTAGTCCCACCGTTGTAAATGTTGGACACATTGGAGTTCTGATTAGAGTCCCAGACCGCCACTTCGTCTACACGGCCACCACTAATATAGTTACCACTTGCATAGCGTCCTACACGAAAGTTATCACTGTCAAGTTGCCCAGACCACCCGTAGTTACCATGAGCGTTCACAAGGCTTGGGGATGTGCCGTTGATGTAGATGTTAAATCGACTGTAGTAGTCAGACACATCAGCAGAGGAAGCACCTGTAGTTCCACCGTTGTAGGTGATTATGATGTTGTGCCAGTTACCAGCTGTGAATGCCTGATTAGTAGTTGTACGACGAATGTAGTTGTTACTAGAACCATAAGCGAATCGAAGTTTACCTGAAGTCGTTGTGCGGATTTCAATGTGACCCCCGTTAATTACATCAGAGTCTCCAAAGTAGAAGAGGACTTGACCACTATTAAAGTTGTCAGGCTTGTACCACATGTGAATTGTCCAAGCGTCGCTACTTCCAGCACCGTTTCCATTACGCCCTAAGACGCCATCAAGGAGAGCAGCATTAGCTCCGAGGTAGTCTTGGTTCTCAAACTCAACACTCTTGGTGTTGGAGTAGGGAGGAGCAGCAACATTTAAGGTAAGCGTTTGAGTGTCCTCACCAAAGTAATTGATAGCCTTAGCTGTGATGCTGTAGGAACCTATATCTAACGAGGAGCCACCAATAAGCTTCCTGACGTTTCCATCAACAGTTGTAATGCCACTAGGCAGCCCTGACCACTCGTAAGCTACCCCGTTGGTCGCTACAAGCTCGTAGTTCAAGGTCTCACCAGCAGTCAGATTGATAGTTGTGTTAGATGTGATCGCTGGAGCAGTTCCAGAAGCTGAAGCTGTGTTCGTAAACAAGCTATTAAGCTCGTTCACGGCTGTCGCTAAGGTCTGTGTTACAGTTACCCCAGAGATAGAAGCTCCAGCAACTCGCAGGTCTTTATACAGGATGTTCCCAGAGGTGTGCTTGACGATGTTAATATGGTCATCATCGTTTGCTACAGCTTGGATTGAATTAACAGCATAGGAGTCACCGTTACCAAGCAAGATGGTAGTGCTGGTGCTATCGATGCTGAAGTTAATAGTGTCAGCGGATGAAAGAACAAAGGAGCCTGTATTACCTGCTGTGTTACACTGAGCTGTGATATATACGGATGCCTCAGTAGCGTCCGAGAAAACTGTTCCATCAGCTTGAGCAAAGTCAGTATAGGGAACTTGGAAGAACTCGTATACATCCTCACCTTCAATAACTGTTCGGACATCGTTAATCACATTAATACGATCACTGTAGGTACTATCTACAACGGCAGTTAAACAAGCGTTCCAGTATACAGGATTAGAGCTTCCAAGAAAGTTTACACAGTTTCCTGCGTCGTTACGTATTACTTTAATAGCCATATTATCGTTGAATTGTTACAAGAGTTGTAAGAGGAGAGACCTGTATCTGGTTGTTTGCTCGGATAGCTGGAAGAGCTACAGCGTTTACGTCTTCGTTGGATGCAAAGTAAGCCGAGATAATAGGTCGATTAAGATAAGGTATTCCTACCGTGCCTTCGCCAAAGAAGATCGGTTGAGTAGTCAGCGGGAAAGTATAAGTAGGAGTACCATCAGCAGTCCTTGTCTGCCAGATAAGAGCCACTTCAAGGGTCGTATTAGCGAACTGAGGGATAATGTTAAAGTCAAAACGGATAAGTCCTAAGTCACCTGCTTTACACTCAGAGAAGTCGTAAGATCCCGTAGCGGCTGTGTATTGTAAGTCTCCCGTATTAACAGCGTTACTATAGGAGGACACATCAAAACTATAATCAAACATCTTAGAGACACCTGCTGGCATGTAAGAGCCTCCAAATAGTCCTACTCCTGTAGCACTCGCGGGCGCTGGTTCCGTCCAATAAGGAGAGTCATTGGTTGACTGAGCGGCACTAGAGAAACCAAAGCGCATCCATTGACCCGCATCTGACATCGCTTGGGTGTATTGAACGTATTCTCCAAGGTCATTTGCTCCTGATTGTCCACTGAGTCTATCAGAGAAACCACCTGTGAACTCATAGCCGCCCTTAGCGTCCAATCCTACGTGTTTCTTGATGCCACCTATGGTTACACTCTCAGGAGTCAACGGAGAGTTTCCTGTGGGGTCTGTGACGTCTTCTACGGGTACTACAAGATCGTCATGGAACGCACTATCAGATCTAAGGATGTTATCATCGTTACCATTAGTGACTGCTGCTTTTACTTTTGAGCTGTTGTTAGAAATTCTTATTGCATTTAGTCCACTGGTATCCGAGGTAAGGGTCACTGTTTGACCACTTACGGATGCTACCTCTAGAGATGACCAATACTTACCATTATAACCCATAACAGCGATCTCTTTGGTATCACTATATGTAGGAACGAAGGTAAAAGGCCCTGTACCAGAGGGGTTGTCTAAATGCGTATAAGAAAAGCTCATTTTATCTAATTTATATTGTTATTTTGAGGCCACTCTGTCAACACCTTCGTCGTCAAACGGAAGCATACTAACAAGGTTAGCCATAGGGTTGTCATTGGTTACCGTAGCATTTATCTGATTGTCCTTTAAAAGCTGTCGGGCGGCATTGAGGTCACTAGGAGACGCCTCACCGCTCTGGATGCGATTAATGAACTCATCAATCAGAAGGTCTTGTAGACCATATAGTTTTTCACTGCTATCACTCATTTATTTTTAAATTCCTTGTAAATTTTGATTGCTAAATAGCACATTGTTAGTACACCTACGCAGATTGCTACGAAGGTATTGATGTGGTCTAATGTTAAAGTTCCCACGATGCCACTTGCGGCAAGAAAGGGAGTTGTATACGGATTATCGGGTATCATTTTGGGTTATTGTTAAGGGATTGAGGGGGTTATTAAGATATTCTGAGCCACAATCCTGCGAAACCATAATTGTTTCCGCCAGTAGCACATCCAGACATGCACCGCCAAGTGCCAGTCTGACTAGAGGAAGTTCCATAGACAACGGTAGTACCGCTATAATGCATAACGCTTCCTACGCTATTTTGTTGCCAAGCATGAAACGCTGTAGATGTATCGCCTATTGCGATAGCTCCAGTAGTTAAGGGTCTGCCAAAACTGTAAGCTCCAATAGCACCTGCGGCTGGAATTGGGGCAGTAGCATCAGCTCCGTCAGCTCCATCAGCCCCATCAGCTCCATCAGCTCCGTCAGCACCAGCAGGGCCCTGAGCACCAGTCAAAGGATAACCACTAGCAGAAGCGTTCTCAGAAACCTCCTGAGCCACAAACAGACCTTGTTGGTAAGCTGTGTCGAGGTCACTCTCAGACAACCTAGAGCCGTTCTGGAAGTCCACTAGCTGTGTGGTTCCAGTGTTACGCCATACACGTATCTTTTGGTAA